ACAACGCGGGTCGGAAAAGCTGTCCGGCCCATCGTGATAATCTGCTTGATCTGTGCCGCGTCTACGTTCATGGATTAGAGCCCCCGACCCATATGTCATAGCTGATTGCGTTGGTCCCGCTGTTCTTGACCCGGATGTACGAGTTGGTTGATACGGCGAACCCTACTTTTGTAGGCGCAACGGTCATAAACAAGCCACCGGGAATGACAAGAACGGTACCGGTCGCATCACCGACCCATGCGGAGAACGGTTGTGTTGCCGCACCGCCGACCTCGACCCCGTTTGCCTCAGTGTCGGCAACGGTCACGGCGAAGAAGCGAACGGTTCCCATTGTAAGGGCCGAACCGAAAGCGTTTGTAATGCCGCCTGCAATGTTGTGAGTGTTCGTGCCACTGGCAACGATTGATTGACGGGAGCGCCATAGCTGCGTCATCTGGTTAGCATTGGTCCCGGTGGTGTGGCTCCACGAAAGAAGGTTTGGAATCTGCTCTGAAACAGTTGTAATGCCGGTAATGGAATGGGTCCATATAAGCCTGACCAACGAATTACCGGAGAAGGTGTCAGCCAGGGTGATTGTTGCTGCCAGCATTGCGGCAAGTATGATGTATCGTTTCTTCATGGTTTCCCCTGGCTGTCGTTTGCCTCGAAAGGCGGTTTCGCATAATCTCATCGCCTGCCCCGCCCGGATTAAACCGGACGAGGTGTTGGATTTTATCGTTATGTCAATCTTTCAATCTCGAAATATGCCCCCGACGCCAGCAAGAGCGACCAGCGCCGGAGGACTTGGTGGGGGAATAGTTAGTTGGTGATATCAGCAACCACGGCATTGGTTACGTTCGGCGAGATTGCCGCCCCATTCGTATAGGTCGCAACAAATGCCAAGTTCGTTCCGCCTATGAGGCTCCAATAGCCCATGTATCCGTCCGTGGCCCCCAGGTAACTCTGACCGCCGGAGACGTACAAATCTCCGGTTACAGTCGTATCCGCATCAGATGCGCCCAAAGTTACGCCTGTTGCCGTCGCCTTACCGAGTAGGATCGCGGTAGCAGTGCGAGCGTCCAGCTCGTTAGCAATACCGTTCCCAGTCAAAGTAGTTGCTCCGGTCACTGCTAGCGTACCGCCGACGGTTGCATTCGTCTGCACTGCCAACGTGCCAACTGTAAACGTACCCGCGGACGCTGCCGACACGATTGAGCTGTTGAGCACAACTCGCACGGTTGACTCATTGGTGGCACTTGTCGCCAGCGCAAAACCAATGAACGTATTTGCCGTGGACGTAGCAGTTGCCGCACCATTGGACACCGTCCCGCCATATGGGCTACCATCATCATCCCAGTAGACCGGATCCCCTGCGGTGATCGCCTCGGCAGCCTGCACAATGTCGAACACACCGACAACTGAGATGCTGCCAAGTTCGTTTGATTCGATCGCCGTAGTTGCAACGCCAGCCATGCTCAATTGAATTACGACATCCCCTGCCGAAATGTCGGCAGATGGCGTGTAATTAACCTGTCGACCTGGTGCAACGTAGGTTGCATCAGCTGCATACCCATACGCAGCAATCACCAGTACAGCCAAAACATTCATAATCGTCTTCATCTTTTGATTCTCCTTATCTCTTCCTGCTTGATTGGCTAGGTGACGCGACCCTGTGCCGCGTCACCATTTGCCATATTGTTTACTCACCAGTCGAATATACCGCACCTCTCCACTCGGCAAAAGAGGCGCCGTAGTCGTAGTAACACCGCATTTTGATGCCAAGATATTCGAACTCAGCATCAGCCGTCTCGACAAACGGCTCTTCGCGCCCGTTCAGGAACGCGACTTCCATCAGCGGAATCGCCATTGGATTCGCCACCAGTAGCCACGGAGCCGCACTGAGATAGCGCGACATTGCAGGATTGAACATATTGGCGTAGATGTTCGTGCTCGGGGTCTTACCGCCCGTTCCATTCGTCACGAGAGCAGACGCGTACAGTTCGCGAGCTGACGTGTATGCCGTTGAACCCGTAAGCAACGTAGACGCCTCAGCGCCCAGCGGATTGCCGTCGGCATCACTCAGCGCAAGGAACAACGCTTCCGCCGTACCCAGCGTAGTGATAGTCAGCGCTCCAGTGGTTGTATTCTTGCGGGCCTCGGTAAACGCCGTATCGACTGCCGCCTCAAACGCCGCCCAGAAGTCGGTATTGAAGGTTCGGGCCGCAGCAAACCCGAGCTTGCGCGGGATGTCCGACAGCACGCCCAGGTCATCGTTGATGATGTCCTTACGGGTCACGCCGATCATCAGGGCCTTGGTGTCTGCCTGGATAGTACGCGTCTCATCCGAGAGCGAACCGTGATGAATCTCACCATCAGGCGCCATCGCCTGAAGCAGATTCGCCATAACCAGACGGACCCCGGTATTTGCCTTGAAGTCAACGACGGGACGAACTGCCGACACGCTCCGCCATGTCTGCTCTACACTGCCATACCCTTCGGCAATGAACTTGTTGGCCACGTTACTGAGCACGTTGGCGATATCCCGAGTTGAGAACGCAGCCTGTAAGAACTCCCGCGTCTCGTGGCGTGTATGTTCCAGAACTTTACCTGATGCCGCCATGCTAGCCCGTACCAGATCCGTAAACGAGTTAATCTTCAGCTCGCTCGCCTTCTGACAAATCTCAGAGCCGTGCACTTTCTCGGAGTCTTTCAACCCGGCGCGTAGCGATACTGCGGCGGCGAGAATGTCAGAGTTGACCTCCTTGCCTCGGAATCCCTGAATGCCAGGAGTGTCAGGACGCTTGTTCTGCTCTCGCTCTGCAGCTAGTTCCGCCTTTGCAACGGTCAACTCAGCGCGCTCGGGAGTCCACCCGCCTTCGATTGCCTGCGTGGCGATCTCCGCGTGATCCTTTGCCACTACGTTTATCCCGCTGATTCTGCTCGTTTCCGCAACTGCGTCCGCGCGAATCTGCTCGGCGGTCGGTTGCCCGTCATTTGCGGGATCCACAATTGGATTTCCCTGTGCGTCAAGTTTCATCTTGACTCCTTTACTTTTCGACGCAACCGGTGCGTCTTGTTTTGCAGCGATTTTGGCGGAGGTACTTCCATCCGCTCCCATCGGCACTACTGAAACCTCGTTGAGTTGTCCGGACTCGACCAGCGTAAACGGGCCTTGCAATTTCTGGCCGTTGACTTCAGCTTCCACGCCAGCCTCAACAAAACTACGCTTCTCCGGGTTAACTCCTACGCTGGCCTGGAACTTAAAACCGTTGGATGCCAACGTTTTGACAGAGCGTGATGTTTCGCTATCAGCCATGACTTCGCCAGACATTGAAAGTGTCTTCTTGTCATTTACTATTGCGGTAGTCTGTCCGAGAATACTGTCAACAGTATAAGCGTTGTGAGCGTACAGGATCGGGGTTGATGCTTCGGCTTTCAACCCAGCAAGGTCAATCACGACCGGGCCATAATAGCCGACGTTCATAATGCCGCCGCTGTATGCCTCAATCTCAATGGTTGGCAGCTTGGCTTCTTTGCCTTCGACTTGCGCCGCTGCTACGATCTTGCATTGTCCGATTGCGATGATAGGGTGTTTCATTCAGTCTCCTTGGGTTTGTCGTCTTCTTCAGGTTCGTCTACGGTAACCGGGGCAAATTGGCTGTTTGAATCAATGAACGGAGCTGGGACAAGTCCGGCGTCAGAACGCGCCTTATTCCATTCCGTTTCAGCGTCAATGCGTTCCTTGATCCATTGCAATGTCTCGCGCTTGTGGTCTGCGCCGTGCTTGGCCCAATACCGTGCGCGGGTAAGCGTCCCGTTCTTCAATCGTGTCTCGTCGGCGTTAGCTTCCTTGTTCGGGTCAACGTGGCCGCGCCCGGCAAAGTGCCATTCGTGATCCTGTAACTCGATCATTTGTGACGCGCTTAATGCGGCCGTTATACGATATTCTGCGAGCCATGCAGCGTAAACACGATTGAGAACATCATGCGTGATTTCTGCCCGCTCGACTTCAATCCCGCGCTCATAGGTTTGATGGTCGAGCCGCCCAGAAGCGTAGTTGTATCCGGAAGAATCACACATCGCGATGTTGGTCGGCATGGAGAGGCAACGCGCCGCCTCGTTGATGATTTCCTTTTTGAACATCGCGTATGTAGTGGCGGGCTGTTCGGCTTTGAGCTGTGCCAGCTTCCACCCTTCCGGCAAACTGATAAGGTTATTCCGTGCAATCTCGATCATGGTCAACGGATCGGCAAGCTCTGCGGCTACATTATCCGGCAGCATATCGGTTTGCATCACGCCAGAGATTTCAGCGGCACGAGCTGCGGCATTGATTACAGCCTTCGTGAATAGCCGCAACTCGCCAAACAGCGACAACGCAGGGACAAGTTCAGACACCCCGCGCACCTGTCCAGGTCGGATCTCGCGGAAATAATGAAGCACATATTCCGCTTTAGTCCAGTCGCCTTTCAGCGATTTCATAAAGCGGCGGTAGTCGCCTGGATGAGTATTAAGTACGCGATACTCAACCGGATTTCCTTCATCATCAAATCGGATACCGTCAATCTCTTTGTCATTCTGCATGCCGATCCATGACTCAATCCTGTCGCATTCCATCAAGCGCAGATCCAGCTTGACCGGATTGACGACTTTCCGGTTTGTGACGAACAGCCCAAACGCTTCGCCGTCAACAACTTTCGCGCGCCGCATGGTTCGCAGCTTGGCCCATAGGTTGACCGCCATTGCCCACGATGAAAAGGCGCACTCCGTCCGCTGTGATAGATCAGTGTCGCCGAGCTGCAACTGGATTTCAGGGCCGATGGTATCGGCGGCAAGTGTTTCAACAATCCCGTAAGCATAGGAGTTGTTCGCCACTTCATACCGGGCGCGATTGCGGATTGTCTTGCGGACGCTCGGACTGTTCGCTTCGGCTGCGCTCAGGCTATCAACGTACTTCCAAAGATTGGCGTTTTCATCCGTGCTGCGTGAAACATCATAACGAGCGTTGATCCGCTTAACGCTGGCATTATCAACATCAAACACCGGACGCGCTGCCTTGGCTCTTACCGCGCGTGGCTTGCTCTTTGCGCTCGTCGTTTTTGCTTTTGATGCCATTAGTGCTCCGGTGGCTTGAGTGGTGTCATACGAAATCCGAAGGCATTACCGGCTTCGCTCTTGAGCTGGCGCCGCATCTTCATCAGCGAATCCATGCTGTTTTGCGTCACGCTCATTCCGTCGATAGTGAACGATTGCGCCCCACTCAGGAGTGCTTCAATCGCTGTCTCAACCTTTGCAAGTGTCAACGCCATGAGCTACCTCGCTCGATTAACCAGTGCGACCAGTGCCATTCCCGCGTCCGCCACCTTTGCCGCCGCCGGGTCCGCCCTTTGAACATCCGCCGGTGTTTGCGTTTCTACGCCCGCCGCCGGACTGACGCCCGCCGCCGGACTGACCCCTGCCGCCGCCTGCTCCTCTTTTCGCGCCTGCTGCCATGACTCGCCGCCTTCCGTTAATCCGTTTGACCTGCGAAACAAAAAAAGCCGTCCTGTTCTGCCTGGCAGTACGGCTTCTGTTTGCGTTGTGACTCGCGCCGGGATGATCGGTCCCGCACAGGTCTATTTCGTTGTCACATAATTATCGTTTCACGGCTTTGCGTTTTTGTCAAGTGGGTTGGATGACACATCTGTCACTTACACAAATACGGCTTTTCGCCTGCGTTGAACATCATACCGCTTTTTCGCATGACCGAAACTCGTGTCCGCAATGCCTGCATATCCGATCGCGCATATTTCGATTGCCGTATGTTTTCCTGTGCTGGTGAACCCGTGTATCCGCGCAATTACATTTCGGACACCTGACACCGTGATCGTCATCGCTGCCGTTGTAATCATCCGGCCAAACCCGGCGCCGCATCGGATCGTTTATGCGTTGGCCTGTCAAATCATCTTGCATACGTTACCTCCTTAAATCCGATTGTGTGTACTTCTTGCGGCCATTCGTTCGCACCACCGGCTCGCCACTTGCTGACAATCCCATTACTGCCGCCGCAACCCAACACCCCGTTAAAGCATCGCCCCAATCCCATTGTGAGCCTGGAGCATGATTGAATTCCCACCGCATACCGTTCGGCGTCTGGTATTTGTTGGTCAACTTCTCAGCCACGATCTGATCTGCAAAGGGCATGTGATACCGAACCGTCGCGGCATTGTGCAACGTGAAGCCACCAGCCGCTTGTGGCTCAGCCAGGAATGCACGTTGCGCCACTTCCCGCCAGTAATCGGTATTGAACATGACGTATCGCTTGTGCTTGTCCGTGAGTGAATGCTGAATGTGACAATGCTCGTATGGCTTTCCAATCAGGCTTGTCGCCCGTATCCTGTACTTGTGACCAGCTCGGCCAATCGCCGCAATAACTCTGAACGGATAGCCGCCGGACTGATTCGCCCAATTACAAAAGCGGTGAACAGTGTCAGATTCAAACCCGGCATCGATTAGGAAGGTTCCAAGCTGTATCTTTTCACCGCCTTTTTCGTAGCTGAATGCGGTTGCCTTTATCCGGTCGCATACTTCTTTCAGTCCTGCATATATCTTCTGCTGCATCACCTGTTTGCTTGCGTTCTTTGGCCATAAATCGCCACGGTCGGGGAAGTGACCATACGCCGGAGTGTGTCCGGTCATCGCCTGATCGAATCCGGCAAGGCAATAATGCAAGCCGCCGTTCGCCCGGTTGATATCGCAATGCCCGACGAATACGGTTGTGTCCTTTGGGAGTTTCAGCCGTGGGAGCTTGATTGTATGGAGGCATATTTGCTGTGGGGTCAGATCGTACTGAGCCGCGATGATCGCCTTCGGATCGTTCTGATACTCGGCCCAAAATTGATCGCCGGTCTCAATCAGTAGATTCTCAGCGGTCTGCAAGGCTGATATTTCGCCGTCCCTCACCCGCTCTTTCCATGATACCTCAGCACCTTTGTCCATCGCCGACCGGTTCGCTTTGTAGAACTTCGTGGCTTCACCAACCCCGCGCCCTTCCGATACAGCGTCCCGGTAGATTTGACCGTACTCAACCCACAAACCATCCTGTTCATCCGGCCACTTATTGACAAGCTGTGATGTTTCGCCCTGCCATTCCGGGTGTGCCTTGTGATCGAGAAACCTTGCAGCCAGGTCGCCCGGAATGGTTATCGTGCAGGGCATTACGGCGGTAATCTTCTTCCGTGGCCCAGCCAGGCCAAGTACATCGCCGGTGATAATCCGCTCCCTCATAGCACATTGCGTCTGGCTCTCTGCCGATTCTCGGGTCTGCGGGTCGTCGAGTATCACGAAGTCAGGCCGGAGTGTCTTCCCTGTTTTGGTATCCTTCCACTTGCCCCGAATCGCCCCCGTCAGTCCGTGACCCTCGACTATTGCGCCATTGCTTTTGTATTGATTTCCTTTGCCGTCCAGCACTTCTGGCATTACGAGTGTGGTCTTGCTCCACTTGATTCCGCTCGTCTTGCCGTCTGCCCTGAGCTGGAACTTTGCTTTGATCGCCTTGCCATCCGTAGCCCTTGCATACGTTGTAACGTGCGGGTAGTCCTTGTGCAGGCTGTCGCTCTCTTGAATCCGTTGCCGCATGAACTCAATGAAAGCCTGAGCCATTTCTGCCGTGGCCGCGACGATAACAACGTACTTACGCCGCCCAGTGAGCATCACATACAGAGCTATCCATTTCAGGATAGTTGTTTTCCCGTGGCCCCGCGGCATTGCCAAAGCGAATAGCCCACCCTTATTGATGGCTTTCTTGATCTTGGCAATGACTTTCTTATGGTCCCTGCTGAACGGTTGGTCAAACGCTTCTCCGCCGTAGTGTTTAATCCACTTAGTCGGGGACTTCTCTAGGCGGGTCCGGGCCGCTTTGACCTCAGATGTAGGATCAACGTGCTTGACTATCCGGGCTAATTTGCGCGAAGCATCGACCAGCCGAGCGTGTTTGATCGCTTGAGATACTTGTTTTTTGTCTGCTCGGGATAGTTTAGGCATTGGAAACCTTAGCAACTATAGAGTCCAGCCTGCGTATCAATGTAGGATTCTCGACCTCGCAATTTAGCAAGATACATATTCTGCCGGCCGTACCGTTCGCGCGCGCTTTTTCTTTACGCATACCGACACACTCTTTTTCTGTAAAGTACACCGCGGTTGACGCTTTGTACGTCTTTTTCATTTCTCGCCTTCGCAAAATTGACATTTGTCACCCGTGACATTCACGTCTTCGAAAAACGCAGAAACAATCAACCAACGCGATAACCACTTGGCCACAACATCAAGCGATTTCGTTGTCTCCCGTACTCTCTTACATTTCGGACATCGCGCCTTGTATGTCATTTGTTTGACCCCTTGTTTAAGATAGCAATTACCCAC